CGGTCTTCACGATCCACATGAGGACGATGGTGTGGTCGGGGAGGATGACGTTGATGGGTTGCCCCGTGCCGTGGGTGGTCGAGGTGGTCACGACTGCTTGCCCTCCTTGGCGGCGTTCCAATCATCCACGCTGTTATAACTTCCAAACTCTCCAATGAGGTCTGCCGCCATCGCATCCCCTGCTTTGGTCAGCCGCTCGACCTCGGCCTTGAGGCGGGCGTTCTCCTGTTCGCTGTTCGCGATTAGCGAATTGAGCCGGGCGACCTTGGCATCAACCTCTACCAGTTGTTTCTTAAGGCTCGTGACCATAAGGCAGTCGACTCGCTCGTGGGCACGGATGACGGCCTCGAGGCAACGGACCTCAGCCGTGAGGGTTTCGACCTGAGCGTCGAGGGCGATGATGCGGCCCTTCAGCTGGGCGTTCTCGATGATGGCGTCGATGTTCATTTGATGGCGTTCCGTACGGCCTGTTCAAAGGCGTTAGTGTTGATGGCGGGCATTTGCTCAGGCGTTACGTCTTTCAAACCCTGTCCAGGCTTAAGCCAACCCTTGGAGATAAGGATGTCGACCGCGGCCTTCTCGTACTTGATGTCGCCCATAAAGACCTTGGGGGCTTGGGGCTTAGGTGCGGAAGCCTGATGCCCATCGTCGTCGAGGTCCACCGAGATACCGCAAGCCGTCTGGATAGACTGCCGGCGAATGTAGGTGATGGCACCGCCGACCTGTTGAGCCGTGAGGCCGTCGGCCTTGACCATCAACTTTCCGAAGGCGAAGAGGTGGCCCGAGGTGTGCAGCAGGGAAGTCGAGACGCCTACCTTGCCTTCCTCAGTCTCGAGAACTTGGACGAGAGCGAGGTTGTGCGCTTGCAGGACGGGTTTCACCGCGTCGAGCAGAGCGTCGAGCGAGACATAGCGTGCCTTGAAGGCGGGGTTGATGCGGTTGGCGCCGACGTTCTCCATCGAGGAGAGGGCGGTAATGAGGTCGAAGTAGGGATTACTTTGCTCCTGGCTAACTGCGGTGGTGGTTTCTTTTTTAGTCATGGCTTGGTTTGTTTGTGGGTTGGGTGTGGGAAAGGCTTAGGGGAAAGTAGTCATCTCGTCCACCGTCTTCTGAGTGACGCATCGGAGGTGGTTATCGTGGGACAGGAACCAGTAGCGGGTCGCACCCGACAGGCGGGGCTTTAACTTACGGGCCACGGTGCCGTCAGAGAGGACGACGTAGGAAGAGCCGGAAAGTTCGCGGTAGGTCGCGGGGGCCTTGGCTTCAGGGGTTTGCTTGGAGGGTTTCTTTTGCATTGGGAGGGGGTTAGTTGATGGCGCCGCGTCGAGCAGCGTCAAGGATTAGGAGAGCGTCGGCGTTGGCTAGGCTCACGGTTTGCGTAGGCCACAGCTCGAGGGCCTTGGCCTTAAGGTGGTTCTTCCAGCCCTTGCCGTGGTCCTTCTTCTTCCCTAGGCCGTGGGCGGCTTGCCACGCTTGGGGCTTAACGCGGTGCAGGGCAAAGCCCATAGCGATACAGGCGCCGTAGATGAGCCCGAAGTTCTGGGCGAGGCGGGCGATGGACGAGGCAGGGATAAGCGGACCGTAGCCGGCGGTCGAAGGCTCCTCGAGGTAGACCTGAACGTTTTTGTTGAGGACGTGAAAGGACGCGATCAGCTGAGCCACCTCGACATCAGTGGGCGGCATCTTCTCGATGTATATCTCGACGAAGTCTTGGGTCCAGACGATGGCCCCAGATTGGCCGGGGTCTACGGCGACGATAAGTGGCTTGGTCATTTAGTCCGTGGGTCTCGGTTTAGGCGAGCGACCACGACCCGAGTGATGGCAGGGCAAGCCTTTAGGTCAAACCCTTTAGAACGGAAGCCCGCGTAGCCGAGTTGGTGGGCGGCGTAGACTTCGCCGAGGGTGGGCTGTCGGCCTAGCGCCGTGGTCAGCCGTTCCTCGAGGAGGGTCAGCCAAGAGGTGGCGTATTCCCGCCCGACCCCTTCGTCCGTGGCCCAAGTGCTGAACCCGTAGGTCGGGAGGCCGTGGCGGGCACGCCAGCGGGTTGTATCGGCCCACGCAGCTGGAAAGAACTGAGCAAGGCCACGCTCACCGAGTCTGCCGATGGCCTTAGGGTTGCCAGAGGACTCGACGAAGATGACGGCCTCGACTTGTCCAGGTGTGACGGCGTGGAGGGAGGTCGCCGCGAGGAGCAGGGCGAGCAGTCTCATCGTCCGTCAATCGTCGGGTGAACTGAGCCCGAGTCCTTCTCGCCGTTGCGGTCGACGTAGGTCCAAGTGAACAGGGCACGACAGCCGGTGGTGAGGTTGGCGTAGATGGAGACCGCCATGCAGTTGTGAGACTCGCGGAGGTTCTCCTCGGCAACGGCGGCGCACACGGCAATCCGCTGGCGGGCGTACTTTTCTGTCCAGTCGCCTTGGAGGACGCGATCACGTGAGTAGGCAATCTGGTAGGAGAGGCCGCGGATGATATGAGCCGGGGAGGCCAGCATATCTTGGGACATGAAGAGAGGGTCGGGCATGGGATTAGGCGGATGGTTTAAGAAGTTCGATTTCGATAAGTAGTTCGTTGATGTTGTTTGCAGTATTTGCACAGTCCTTTGAGCGTTTGTAACGACCAGCAACGAAGAACATTTCTTCACAACTGCGGAGTTCTTCGTAAGCATTATAAAGGTTCTCCATTGCTTCTTGGATGTCGTGCATAGCCCTTGCATGGCTTGCCTTAGCATCCTTATAAATGTCTTTCGTATTATCTTCGGGCATGGTCGTGATTAGTACTTGTTAATGATGTCGACGAGGGACGGGCCGTCGGCGAGGGCGAGGATGTAGGCGGCTAGCGCGAGGCCAGCGAGGAGGGCGAGGAGGAGTTTCATGTCGGTCTCTGTTGTGAAGCCTTTAGGTTTAAGGTCAAGGGCTATCTGCTAAAGGTCTTATGAACCCCTATTCTGCCCCTAAGTCGGTGTCCTAGTCAGCCCTTAGGCTACCCCATTAGACCCCTCTGGCTTGCCCTAGGAGGCGTTTGCCCGTCGAAAGCGTAGGAAGACCGCTATCCCCACCCCTAGGCACCCGACCGCCAAGGCCCAGCCTAGGTCGCGACAGGCTTTCAGTCCCATCGTCGCCGAGGTCAGTTGGCGCTCGAGCCCCAAGTCGTCGCTCTTCGTGCCGGCGTCCGTGATCAGGAGGGCCATCGTGTTCGAGTTGGCAAATGAGCTGAGGATGTGGTCCGTGATAATCGCCACTGAGACGGCACCCAGAGCAGAGCATATGAGCAAGGCCACGGTGGCCCACATCACGTTCGACTCACTTCCCCCGCTTGCTTGGTTTCTTTTTGCCATTGGGTTTAGTGACCTTGGCGACCTCTGCCTCGCCCCGGGCTTTCAAATACTTAAGGACGTAGTCCATGACCTCGGGGGCAGCGTACCCAGCCGCACCGACGACGCCCATGCGTAGACCAGGAGAAGCGATGTGGTCCGTGATAGCGTACCCGACAAGGGCCGCAGTGATTGCCGCGGCAGAGATACGGCGCAACACCCAGCCAACGGTGACGGGCTCCGTGGACAGTAGTAGTCGGGCCGTCATCGCCAAGCCTCCGAGGATAGACGCCACTAGCCCGTCTTTGACCAGCGACTGGGTCGCTTCATTGTCGATGGGTGGGGGCGGGCTCATTTGCGGGTGACTAAAAGGATGAGGCAGATGTTGGCGACTGAGTAGCAAAGCCAGACGACAGCCATCAGGTAGTTCTTTGTGCAGAGGTTAGCCACGCCGGCGAAGAGGTAGGCCACCCCAGCGATGCCCGGGACGACGGTCGTGCAGAAGGTCTCGGCGGTCATTTGCTAATCCTCACGGGGGTCTTGTGCTTGCCCATCAATACGCGGCGGTAGTTCTGCGACCAGAGCGTGCGACTCATCTCTTTGCCCAAGCGGTCGATTTGTGCCTCAGGCAAGTCGGGCATAGAGATATGCAGTTGCTCGTGGCACAAAACCTCGAGCTCACGACGAGGGGACAGGCGGGGGTCTATCTCGATTAAGGGATGGACGGGGTCGGTCGTAGCCATGCCCCATGCCTTCTCTTTTCCGAGAGGCCGCCAGACGACCTTAGGCTGTGGGGCTTTGCGGCGGGTCATTGTGGTCGGTCTTGATGTGTCCGCTGTAGAGATGCCAGCCACCGAGGAGGAGGCCGACAAGGAAGAGACCGCCCACGGAGGGAAGGAACCACGGCGAGTCGAGGAGGTAAGGGACGGCGCCGATGCAGACACCAGAGACTAGCAAGCCCGCCCCGATCATCACACGACCAAAGGCCACGGCGAGACCACCGAGGACCATCATCCCCGCGGCGACTAGCGTGTAGAGGTTCCGCTGTCCTTCCTTCTTTGCCTCGTCGACCTGTTTCTTTAACGTGTCGATTTCGCCGACCATCTTGGACATGGCCTCGGCGTTCTGCTTTTGCTCGGCTTCGAGCTTCGCCCACATGGCGTTGATGTCGGCACGGGCGGCGGTGGCGTTAGCGACGTTGGCCTCGTAGGCCTTAGGGTCGGCCTTCAGCGCACGAGCCTGAGCGTAGGCTAGGTCTTCAGCGGAGGGCTTAGGGAGCCCGGCCTCTGCCACTGTTAACTCGGCACGGACCACATCGGGCTTGTCTGCGTTCGTCTTAGCGACCGAGACGGCTGCGGCAGTCCGAGACTCTAACTTGTCCTCCTTCTTGCCGACGACATCGAGCGTCCCTTGAGCGGGGACAGGGTCGGGGGTCGGGGCGGGTGTGGTAGCACATCCAGCCAGGAGAAGAGAGATGACCAAAATGCGATGCATCGTAAATTGGTCTTAACCGTTTTACGTTACCGACCCTTGAGCGCGTCGAGGATGGTCTTGCCCTTGTCCTCGGTGGACTTGAGGCGGTCGGAGTGCTTGCGGTATACGAGCAGACCAGCAACGAAGCCGATGAGGAGTCCGGTAATGAATAGGATAGCGTAGGTCATGTTAGGAAAGTTTAGCGAGGAGGGCGGCGAGCTGAGACTCGAGTTCCGCGATCCGCTCGGCGTCAGACTTGACGGGCGTCTCAACTTGGTAAGCCACGCTGACGAGATACTCGTCGGTCATCTCGGCGTTACCTAGGACTTGGCGACCGTCTTCGCAAGTGATGGAGGTGAGGTCTTCGGAGCGAGTCCAGAGAAGGCCGGTATGGTCGGTGTAGGGCATAGGGTTTAAGTTATGTTAATTGCAATGCGTCACGATTACTGCGAACCCATTGGCCCCAGCCCCGCCTGTGCCCGCGCTGAAACCCGAGTCACTGGCTGAGCCACCACCCCCGCCTCCCGATGGGAAACCGCCTGCCCCGCCTGTGCTACCAGCAAGTCCTGTGCGGTACGCACCACCGCCACCGCCTGTCCCGGCTTGATTGTATTGTGTGGTTTGTGATGTCCCAGCAACTGCGGCTACACCTCCAACAGTTCCACCAGCACCGCCTGCAATGGTAATGTTAATTCCAGACGCATTGGATTGCGGAGAACAGCCGCCGCCATTTCCGCCCGCCGCCGCCGCCGTACTTGAGGCCGCCGCCCCAGCACCCCCGCCGCCGCCTTGGGGAGTCACATATGTATTGCCAGAAGAGCCCGAAGTTCCGGCCGTAGGATTTCCTAATCCACCGCCGCCCGTAGTTAACGTACTGCTAAACAAAACGAACGATGTGCGATTTGGGCCACCAGTAGCAGAAGTTGTCCCGGCACCGTTTCCACCTTGTCCAGAAAATGCCCTGTAGTTGTTGAATGTAGTGTTAGTCGTAGGAGTTCCCCCAGTTAAACCTACCAAGCCTAATGACCTTGGAGTGCCACCTGCACCACCTCCAGCAACCACCACGCTCTCCGTTGCGCCTAATTGGTCGGCAGGAATGATCCCATAAAAATATGCACCTGCTCCACCGCCTCCACCGCCCGATCGGGCAGTCGTGGTGACGTTCTGATTTCCAGCCCCGCCACCGCCTCCACCGCCATAAAGAATAATTTCAACCCACTTGGCGTTTGCAGGCTTCGTCCAAGTGAAAGTCCCGCTGGTCGTGGACGAACCGAACGTCTGGATGTTCACGCCGCCCACAGTCGCCCATTTCAAGTCCGTGCCGTCATAGGTCAAGGCTTGCCCGGTAGTCGGGACAGTCGCGTTGAGCGTAGAGGTGGCGCCGTTAGAGAGGTCATTAACCGTAAGGCCACCGCCACCAGAGACCACCGCCCAGGCTCCATTAAGCCGGCCGTAGGTTGAGCCGTCAATCGGGGCATCCGATAACTTAGCCGCCAGTAGGGCGTCAGTAGATCCCGAGCTGTAGAGGCTGACAGGCATTAGGACAGAGGGACAATCGTGTAACCCTTGGCGGCGATGAGGGCTAAGAGGGCGGCCTCAGTCGTGGCAAAGAGAGGTTCCACGCCTTGAGCAGCCGACCAAACTACGCCTTGCTTTACGGCGCCGATGACGCGGGCCTTGCCGTTGATGGCGAAACCAGCGAAGCCGTCAGATGGATAGGTGGATTTCATTAGGCAACGTAGAAGGATGAGTTAGAGCCATTTACTTGAACCGATGAATTGGCTAAAGTGGTCGGGGTTGATGCCAGAAAGAAGGAATTACCCGATGAATAACTGTAGGCGATTAGGCCGTCCGTTGCGTTATAGATGCCCCAACCGACTAGCCCGGCAATCGATGGATTGCTGCTGCCTACCCAATTGCTTGCGCCGTAGCCAATAGATTGCACGTTGGCGGCGATGGCATTGGCGGTCATAACGTCAGCGCTAGGTGGTGCCACCGCCGCCGTGGTCTGGGTGGTCGAGTCGCTGAAGGTCACGCCCGATGTGCCGACAATAATATGCCCGCCAGCCGTTGAGGCCGACATATCGAGGGCTTGGTCGTTTAGGCTAACCGTACCGCCCGCACCAACAAAGGTAGTTGTTCCACCAAATGCAGGAGACGTTAGCGAAGCCTTGTTATCAAGTTCAGTCTGCAAATCCATCTGCGAGGAAAGCGTCCCGCCAATGGATCCCCAGCTGACAGTCGGGTAATGCCATGCCAAGTCAGTGCCGTCAAAAACTAGGACTTGTTCAGTGCTTGGAACGCCAGCGTTGAGCGTAGATGTTGCTCCGTTCGACAGTGTGCTGATGGTAAGGCCAGCCGTACTTTGGGTCGTCGCGTCTGGGAAGGTCAGCCCATCGGCCCGCATCTGCATAGTGCCGGCACCGTCCTGCACCGTTACCGCGTTAAAGCCCAGCGAGGCGTTCTGCGTAGGGTCAGCCGTCAGCTCGACGCCGAAGACTTCACCGCTCACAAGAGAGTTATACGTGGCGGTGCTTAAGACAATCGTGGCAGCCGCGTCCATCGTGCCACCAGCTAGGGGTAGTTTATCGTCCAGCGCCGTCTGTAGATCGGTCTGCGTGGAGAGCGTGCCGGTGATGTCGCCCCAAGCCACCGAGGTCGCAGGGGTAACCCCGCCCACGTTAACGACCCAAGAGGTATAGGTGCCCGAGCCCGTGTGGTGGTTAATGTCCACGGTCAGCACGCCCGTGCCCGAGTTGTAGGTCAGCACCTCGCCGTGCATATGGTTGGACGCGTCAAACGAGATGGTAAGGTTCTGAGTCGGGGTGTACGAGAGACCCGTGCCAATCGTGAAGGTCTTGTTGCCGTTGCTTACGCTGTTGCTCGTGACCGAGGTGGTCAGGTAGCGGTCGCCCGGGATGACAGTCGTCCAGGTTGTATCGTAGTTTGTTGCGCTAACCTTGGTCAGCAGCTGCCCCGTACTCCCGCCGACTGGAACGCCTACGCCCGCGGCGCCAGTAGCCCCGGTGGCCCCGGTAGCCCCAGCCGTTCCAGCCGTTCCTTGAGGGATGCCGAAGTTAAAGACAGCCGCAGAGGATGTCCCCGCGTTAGTGACGGTCGCAGAAGAGCCGGGCGAAAGGGTCGTGGTCGTACCCGCGGCAATCGTAGCGGCTGTTCCGTTAGTCCCGTTCGTGCCATTGGTTCCGTTCGTTCCAGCCGTTCCTTGAGGGATGCCGAAGTCGAAGACCGCTGCGAGGGCCGTGCCCACGTCCGTCACCGTAGCCGGCGAACCAGGAGCAAGGGTCGTCGTCGTCCCGACCGTAATCGTCGGCGAAGGGCCGGGCGTACCCAGTTCCATCGAAAGGACAGCCGGAGCCGTCGCTAGGACAGAGACCGACAGCACCCCAGTCGTCTCAGCCACCGTGACCGAGAGCGTCCCAAGAACCTCGGAAGAGATGGAGATAGACATGGCTTAGTTAGTGACTTGGTCGATGATGTTAAGGCGCATGGTCTCCGAGTAGAAGACCGTCGTACCGTAGGCAAAGCGGACATCCCAGCGGGCCGAGCCTAAAGCCCAAGCGTCGGTTGGGGTGTAGGCTGCCACAAAGGACAGGCCGTTGCCCGCCATCGTGATCGTCAGGGGATAGACCTGACCAGCGTAGTCGATGACCGAAGAGGTCACCGTGGTCGTCAGCAAGTTAGCCGGACCGCCCGCCTCGGGGGTGTAGGTAACGGTCGCCGCGAAGGTCGTGCCGCGCTTAAAGGTGACTGAGGTCGAGCAGGTCATGGCGTCTTATTGATGCGGGAAGTGGAAGGTGGGAGGGCAGGTTAGAGGGGCATCCCGACAGGCGAGATGATACTCGTCAGGATTGAGGGCTTAGCGTACCCGCTCCAAGCGCCGTTCCAAGCGTCAGACTCTGCGTCATACTGAGGCCAGTAAGTAAACGGAGAAGGCTGTCCGTCCACTACTAGAACTAGTCCGTAAAATTGAATAATGTTCGGGAGCGTAATCGTCCCGATAAGTTTTTGAGTTACGTCCCAGACGTTCGTCGTTCCGTTCCAAATGATAGAGGCAACTAAGACCCGTTGGCAGTTGTAGTTATATTGAATAGGGGTCGTCTGTGTGCCACCGATTAAATAGCCAGCGGGTGAGCCGTCTACATCTAGGGCACCTGCACCGATATAGCCGTAGAGTCTAATGCTGTCGGTCGTGTCAGCCTCGCCCCAAGGAGTCGTCTTGTCAAAGGCGTCGCTAGCGTCAGCCATTATCACTAAAGCAGGACCGCGAAACTCCGAGGCTTGGTTAAGCGGTTGCCGGACAATATAGACGCCCCAGCTGTCAGAGCCTTCGGCAGCTGCGTTGGCAATCGTAATAAACCCTTCTGAGTCTGCCCAGGGGCTAGAGGCATTTGTGCCCGTAGTCTTTGAGCCCGTAGGGTAAGCCCAGATACCAGTGAGGTCATACTCGGCAGACGTTGCGTCTAGGCCTGTACCCGCCCAGACGTCTTGCGTAATCACGCGGCCTTTGCCCGTAAAGACATTGTCACCCGACACTAGCACTTTGAACTGCTCAACGGGTAACGATGGGATAGGAGCCGTCCATACTGAATTGATGTCCAGCGTCGTGCCGTAACCCGAACTAGTAAACGAAAAACCTACTCCTGGTTGAATAGCCATTTAAATTAAGGAACGTTGATGTAGACGTAGTCGTCCCAGCCGGTCTTGGAATAACGGATCTCGTAGTTGACCTTGTATAGAGCCCCGAACATCTCGACGTTTACCTGAGAAAGAAGGTTAACGTGTCCAATGTTAATAACAGTTCCAACAGGAGCCCAGTCAGGCAAAAGGTCAAACGAGCCCCAAGCAGTGGTTGCCGATGCTTTGTTAAGGTACTCAAGAATGGATAGGACTGAGGCTTCTTCGGTCATGTAGATGACGCCCGAGTAAGTCGTCGTCGTGGCAAGGTAGTTTGTCTTGCCGTAGAAACTTGGATAAATGGGGTCGACAAAACCGATAAAGCGACCGCCGTCTTCAGACTCAAAGCAGGCACCGTTTGAACCAGTAAAAGACAAAGTCGGCTCACCCTTGGGCGTTGCTTTAGACTGCACGAGCGGACCCAAGGTGTCGGCAGTATAAGGACCAGCGCCCGCGATTACACCCGCGTAGGCTGCATCAGCGACAAAGAAGTTTGGGTGTGAGGTCAGCGGTTCGCTCGTCAGGCCGTTAGCCCCAGAGGTGTTCGGGTTCGTGAATAGACCGCCGTTAACGGAGGGGGCGATGCCGACATAGTCCACAGTGATTGTGACGATGTCTAGGGCGTCCCAGCTGATACGCCACTTGTCAATTTTAAGGTAAGAATAGGATGCGTCGGGGTGTGCCGTACCCTTGACCAGGAACGCGGCAACGTCGGTGGTCGTGTCGCCCTTGAAGACGGAGACCGAGGTTGTCAGACCGAAGCCGTCAGAGACGACAGTCCAGCCTGATTGGAGAATGGGAGCGACGAGGTCGTCGCCTGTGTTTACGATAGCCATTGGTTAAGATTATTTGCCGCCCGCAAGCATAGAGCCACGGGATGGGATTGGGGATTTAGTAAAGTCTAAAGGGACGCCGCCACCGCTTCCGCGGCTGATGTTCTCAAGAAGGGCGGTCTGCTTGCGGGACTCTTCGAGCTGCATGGTCATAGCCTCCATCACAGGGTTAGCGCCGACGCCGACCACGTTGCCAAAGCCTTCGGGGGTCTTGAATGATGTCGGGCCGGTGGGTGCCGCGGCGGCATTCTTGACGGCCTGTTCAAAGATTGGTTTATAAGCCTGTCCCTCCTTTGACTCTAAGAAACGCTTCAAGGCTTCTTCCTTTACTCCAGGCATGGCAATCATCTCCTCGATTGTCATCAATTGTTGTTGGCTTGCTACTCGACCAGAGTTGATGCTAGCACGCATTTGTTTTCCTTCTTCTGTCTCGTTCATGAAGCGGCGAGCCAATTCGTCTTTACCTTTTTGAACCAAAGCTATCTCGTCTTCGCGTGCCTTTTTTGCCTTGAAGAACATAGCCATCTGGCGCTCCTCTTGGTTCGAATAAATGGTCTCACCCTTGGAAATCAAATCGAGACCTTCCTTGGCGTCCTGCTTTGCCTTTGCGATGGCGGAGGAAATTATCTGGATGGCGCTTTGGATGAGAACCATCGGCGCCGTGAAGCCGAGGAAAATATCTTTGAAGGCGGTGCTAAACTTCTTCTGAATGTCATCGACCTGCTTGGAGAAACCAACGGTCGCCGCCTTGGCCTTGTCCATAGCCTGGGGAACGTCCGAGGTCGTCTTGATGTTTACTTCTAGGGATTGGGCCATGTTAGTCGGTCTTCTCCTTTGCCGAAGTGGAAGCAGCCGCCGCCGCCTCGGACGCCATAAAGGCCTCTTCCTCGGGGGTCATTATTTTAATCTCTGCCCCCTTGCGTAAGGCCAAGGCCGAGTTAAGCCAGATGGCCTGACACTCCGGCATCTCCCATGCCCGCTTCTCCTCAATGCCCGAGGCAATCAGGTTAGCGACTACAGCCAAGGGCCACGGGCAACCGTTGTCGCCACCGTTCTTAGATTTGTCCAGCTCCCAGAACTTAGGCCAGTCGTGAACAAGGACGTAGCCGGCGAAGGCCTTAAGCATCCGCTCAAACTTGACGGGGTCGTTATTGAGTCGATTAATCCTGAGTTTGTCCCAGAAGCCCAAGTCTCCTAGCGGTTCCTCGGCGCATACCTGACAGGCAAAGATAAGATCGGCTGGAGTGATGCCGCGGTCGCCCGTGATCAGTGGGGAATTAAAAGCCATCAGTCGCACGCGGTACTTGAGGCACCAAGGGTACATAGAACGACCCAGTATCCGCAAGGGAGCCGGGTCGATGTAGGCGTTTAGGAAGCGATGGTCCACGCCGTGACTATGCCCCTACTTGGGGCTGGGTCAATTAAGGCGTTACGCCTTCGTAGTCCGTCGCCGTGATAGACACCGAGGTAAAGTCCTTATTGGAACCCTTCTGAGTAATGGCGGTGATGGTGCCGACATAAGACACCGAGGCCGAGCCGCTTGGGTAGGCCGTGTCGGCGTTAATCGTGAAAGAGAAGCTAGCACCAAGGACCGGCATACCAGAGGTCTTGCAGATACCGTCGACGGTAATCTCTGTTTTACGGTCGTCGTAGCGAGCCGTCTTGGTCAGGCCCGTCTCGTCGGCTACCGTGCCCGACAGGTTAAAGGTGGCGTTGACCGAGTAGGACTGGACAAAGAGGTTTGTGACCGTCCCGTTGACACCAAAGAGGCAAGTAGTTCCAGTAGATACGGCAGCCATGATTACTTTTGCAAGGGTTGGAAACCTTACGGGGCTAGACAGGTGATGACCGAGAAGGCAAAGGACGTCGCCCAGCTGCGCTCGTCAATCCCCTCGTCCTCGGAAACGATGCCTACGTCGTAGCAAGTCGCGTCCCCGCCTGAGACAAAGGCGGCCTTAATGCTGACTAGGTCACGCATATTACCGACCAGGGCGGCACACCGGGTGCGGTGATCGGCTAGGGTCGTGTCGTCGGCGTTGGAGAACAGGGTGATGCGGACCGAGCAGTCGTAGTTACCCTCGCCGTCAGGGAGGCTGGCAGGGGGTCGGGCAGAGTCGCAAAGGACGACGGCCTTCGGCAGGGTCTGGGTCGCGGCGTTGTCTCCCGTGAGGAAAGACACCGTGGTAAGCCCAGTCTGTGTCGAGAGGTAGGTCGCGAGCGTAGACTCGACGATGTGACGGATGGAGGCGGGCATGGGTTATTTGCGGTTAAACTTGGCGACGTCCGCGGCGATTAGGCGCTGGACCTTGGCGGGCATTTGCTTGACGCGGTTGCCGTAGACTAGGCCGAGGACGCCCGCTTGGTCGGCGATGCCGAAGATGTTGCCAGAGAGGTTGCGAATAGTGACGTCGGCTAACTTGTCAGAGAATTGGGTGACGCTCTGCCCGGCAACGGAACTGTGCTTGGTAATCCAGCCGGCGGCACGAAGGGCTGACCCCGCGTTCTTCTCGACGCCGTTGATGACCGGGCGGGGGAGGGACATTAGGGCCTTGTACCAGCCCGACTTGATGGCACCGACGCTGTCCTGGCGTTGGGCGATATAGGTATCTAGGTCGGCCTTACGCTCGACGACCCGCTTGTCGAAGGAGCGAACCCCGCTCATGTTGCGTCCGTTCTTCCACAGTCGCCCGTTGTTGCGCTGATAGACAGGCCGATAGACAGCGTCGATGGCAGCCGTCCCTTCAAGGGGAGCCCCGTCCGAGCTGAGAGCCTGAGAGGCCACGCGGTTGCCGATACGGTTAAAGTAGTTCTTAGCCCGCTTAAAACCTTGGTCCGTCCCGAAGCCCTTGTATTGGGTCGAGAGCATACGGGCCACAAAGGAGTTGGCGGCGATGATAGAGGACTGGGTTGAGGCAACCTTCCAGAACAGGCCCTGATTGTTGTTCAAGGCTAAGGAGCCAAGCCGTTTAATGACGCGGTTTGCTTGTGTGCCGGCACCGCCACCTGTTAGCGGTACGACCACCTTGTTCACATCTCGGTCAACGGCCCGCTCCCCGGCCTTCTTGGCAGAGTTAGACAGGCCACCCCCACCACCCTTAGTCAGCGGAGGCGTAAAGTTGGCGGCGTCCTGACAGGCCAAGGCGGCTTGCTCTAGGGTCGCGTCTCGGATGGTTTGCTTGCTCGCCGCGGCGAACTTCTGGATGGCGTCCACGAAGGCTGCTTGACTGGCGGGCGTGAGCGTGACCTTGACCACGGCGCTTACTGGTTGTCGTCGATGACGAGGAGCGTGATCCAAGCCGACGCGGGCTTGTGAGTCTGGGTCGTGATGCGGACGGTCTTACCGCCAGCGACGATTTTCTTCCCTTGGGCTAGGGAGGCGATGGGGACACCAGCCGAGAGCAGGGCCGCCGATGACCCATTAGACCCGTCTGGGAGGCTCCAGGCGGCTGTTACAGCGGGCACCCTAACTGTGTACTGGGTCTTCTCCATATACCCCCCTGCTTCGAGGACGGTCTGGACGGCAGGGTCGGAGATGAGACACTGAAAGGTGATGGCACCAGAGTTGGCAGAACCAGCCACGCCGAAGTCGGCAATCATCTCCTTAGCGTCGTCCAAGAACTCGGTCCCATATAGGCTCATACTGTTGCGACAGTTGGCAATAGGGTAAAACAAAAGACCCCCAAGGGGTTAGCCAAGGGGGTCTCGTTTATGCGGCTAGAGCCGCGTCGCTTACGCGGTCGTCAGACGACGGAGGCTGGTCGAGCGACCGACAGCCGTGCCGAAGAGCAAGGTGGCGGTGACGTTGAGGAAACCAGACTGCTCCTGGATGATCATGACCTGGACCGAGAGACCCGTTGCAGGGTCGGTGGCCTGAGACACATCAGCACCGGGGATTTCGTTGAACGGGAGGGCGGTCGCAACAGCGATAGCGTCGGCACCGCAGATGAAGCCCGCGAGGGATTCCGAGTTGGCAGCAAGGTTGCTGAACTGGTAGACCTGAGCGCCGGCAATCGTACCGAGGGAGCCGGAGGAGATGACGTTAGCACCGAGCTGGAAGGCAGCGATGATGGTCGCGTCCGAGCGGAGGTCAGCGAGGTAGGTGTTACCGAGGACGAGGGCGCGCTTGTCTGGGGCCTTGGCGTCGTCGAGCGTCTTCTGGGCAGCGACCACTTCAGCGTAGGACAAAGCGGCACCAGTGACGGTTGCCGAACTGTAGTTGGCGGCGAGGACGAGGCTGTTGATTTCCGTCATGCACTTCTGGGAGAGGGCGATAGCAGCCGTCTCGACGAAGTTGTTGGCGAAGAAGCCCACGCCGTACTCGCGAATGTCCAGAGGCGAGAAGCGGCTGGAGACCTTAAAGTGCTTGAGGGTAACGCTGGTCGAGGTGACCGTGGCGTCGTCCTGCGTGAGGTAGCCACCAGTCGAGAACTCAGTAGCGGTCGACGTGCCGATCAGGGGAACCTGAATGGTCTTGCCGGCGCCCTGGATGGACGAGGTGAAAACGGTGGAGAAACCCGAGAGCATCGGGAGTTTGTTGGCGAGGGCCTTGATGACGCCCTGGGCGAGAACTGCTGGAGCAGCTGCGATGGAATTAGCCATAGTAGTATATTAGGAGATTAGGGTGAGAGAAAAATTAGACCTTGATTGACGCGTAGATGGCTTGAGCGTTTTTCGCGAAGAAGTCGGCCTTAGCAACTGGGTCAGTCAGGGAATTGAAAGTAGCGAGAGCGTCCACCTTGGCGGCGACGTTGTCGGAGCCAGGGATGATGGCGGTCGGTTCGACGCCTACGGAGGCGGCAATCTTAGCGGCTTCCTTGGAGGCCGTGACCTTGGTGCTTTCGAGTTCCGCGATCTTGGCGGCGAAGGCGTCGCGTTCAGCGGTAGCCTTTTCGAGAGAGACACCGAGAGCAGAGAGGGAGGCTTCCTTGGTAACGAGGTCGGCCTTGATGGCAGTCAGTTCGTCCACGGCGCCTACGGTCAATTTCTCAACGGTCGCACGAAGGTCGTCGCGTTCTGCAGTTAAGGCCTGAGCGAGAAGGTCGGCGGTCGAGAGTTTTTCTTCGATGGTCATCTTGACTTTGCTCTTAGTGGAAACGGCAAAGGCCTTGCTCATCATATCTTCCTCTTCGACTTCGTCTTCGGAGGCTTCGCTTTCAGCGTTTAGGTCTGCAGGGTCGGCGACTTCTACCCCTAAGGCGGCGACGGCCTCGCGGTTGGCAGCGTCGTTGTCGATAAAGACGTCTGGGTCAAAGCCCTCGTCGAGCAGCTTCTTAACTTCACCGGCCTTGTAGGCAGGGGCAGGGGCGTCTCCGCCGTTCATGACAAGGCGGATATAGTCTAGCCCAGTAGCCTTGAGGTCTTCAATCGTGCTGTCCCGCTCAGACTCGGCACGGGCGGTGAGGATGACGACTGGGTAGCCTTCGGCCTTGATATAGTCAATGACCCGTTGCACGGGTTGCCCTGCGTCAAGGATGGTGCCGTCAATGTCGGTGATGATGATTTCGGGCATAAAATTACTTCTTCTTAGCAGGGACGGCAGGGGCAGGGGCGATGCTGTTCTCTGCCCACGTGGCGACCGCTTCGTTGAACGAGTCCGCAAGGCCAGTAACGAGACCGCGCTGGGCGGCTTGCTTGCCAGAGAAGACTTGGCCTTCCATGTCCTCGGCCTTGACGAGTTTGCGGGTCTGGAGGACGGCGGCCTTAAAGTCGGCGTGGATTTCGTCGACCCCTTCCTGAAGGTGGGCCTGATGGGCATCGGTCACTTCAGCACCGGGTACGCCGATGGCCTTGTGCTGACCAGCCTTGATGACAATCATCTTAATGCCTTCGGCCTTGGCGGCTTCCGAGTAGTCGGCGACGACCATATAGACGCCCACAGAACCGACGGTGCTAGAGGGGGAGGCGACGACTTTATCAGCTGCGGCGGCAACCCAGTAAGCGGCGCTTGCCATCTCAGTGTCGGTGTAGGACATCGTCGGCTTGGCAATATTGCGGACCTTGTTGGCGAGTTCCTCAACGCCTGTGACCGTACCGCCAGGGGATGAGACTTGGAAGGCGATGCGGGTCACTTGTGGGTTCATGCAGTATTCGTCGATGGTGTCGGCGATGTCAGAGACGTCCACGGCCCCAGTCATCTTCTCGAGGGGCGAGAGGCTCTTGCCAATCACGCCGGCAATCGGAATGACGCCCGTGCCGTCCTCAGCGATATAGGCCTTCGGAACTTCGCCGAAGAGCTGGGCCAGCATATCCGTAAAGCCGAACTTCTCCGCAAGGACGCGGTGATCGTTAGCCTTAGCAGGGTCGATGAGGAGGGCTTCACGACCGTTCAGGCCGTTGAGTAGGAAACGCATTTTAGGAAGAGGTATCGGTTTCAGCGCTAGGCTGAGGGCTGGAGGAGGTTTGCTCGACAGTACCTGGAGCGGTATTGATGAGCAGATTAGACAGGGTCTCGAAGGGGACGCCGTAGGTCTTGGAGAGGTCCAAGAGATAGCGGACGTTCTGGGCTTTGATTTCAGCCTCTTCCTCGAAGTTCATCCCGCGCTGATTGTAGATTTCAGAGAAGGACAGAAGGCCGATGCGAAGGTCGTCGCGGTCGTTAGCCGAGTCGCGTCCACCGTCCACCGTCACGCTCTTCGGTGTCGTCCACGAGACTTCGGTCCAAGACTCATCGTCGGGAAGTTCGCCGTTGGCGATTGCCTGACCGATGACGTAGCCCCAAGTCGGCTGACACAGGGTCGTGATAATAACCGACTGATACTTGCCGAAGACTCGACCAGCCTTGGCGGTTACTAAGCGAACGGAAGCCCCACCAATCTTGGAAGGGTCGGAAACGAACTCGTACGGGAGGACGCGGACGATGTCCCGCTCAAGTTCCTGTAGGAAGCCGATAGCCTGACTGCCGCGGTTAGAGGCAAGGAGCTGGAGGTCTTCGCCGGGCTCGAGGGCAAGGATTTTGCCACCCATCGAAGCGTACTGCTGGCCCTGCGTGAGAGGGGTGGACTGACCTAGTTCCGCACCCATGTCGGTCGGCATAAAGCCGCCTGTCTTTTTGAGGACGCGGGTGACGTCGCCGTGGTCCTTCATGGCGAGTATTTCAAGGAGACGCACGTCCATATCGTCCTGCACTGAGTTGACGGCGCTCTGAAGGATAGGGATGCCACGGGCTCCGCTGGCCCACTCCTGGTCGACGATGTGCATCACCGCGTTAGAGATAACGTAACGGGCAGAGCCGTCAGAGCGATAGATTGAGAACCCAGCGAGTTCACCGTAAGGACCGAACTGAACGCCGTCATGCATACCGGGCGGGCATACGTCTGGGGACAATGGGTCACCGACTCGGTGGGATTCCATGATCTGCAGCTTGGGCACATCAAAACCGTTGCGGGTCTTTACGGCAAAAGAGTCGCCGTCTCGGAGCATACCGCGGAGCAGGATGTTCTGAACCTGGTTAAACGAAAAGCGGCCGGTGATGTCGCACTTCTTTGCCCACTCATTAAAGTAATCGTTATAGGCTTCACGAGCCTCGGGCGTCGACGCGTGGGACTGGTGCTTGATGCCGTCGCCCACCGTGTAGAGCGTGAGGTCGTTAAGGATTTGATTGAACAGCCCGCTGTTGCGTTCAGCCCAGCGACACTTACGGACCATCGACAGGCGGTCGAACGGGGAGAGGTCGCGGCGTAGGTCACGCGGTTGGGCGCCGTACTGCCCCAAGCGGAGGCGAGTCAGCCCCGTGCTTTGCCAGCCACCAGCGGAGGCCTCGGGCTTCGGGGTTCCCTTGCGGGCCTTGATGGGTAGACGCTTTTTGA